ACTGTCGATTACACCAATGGAGAGGGCGTAAGACTTGCTCGCAAGCATTCCTCGAAGAAGTTGGAATCCCACAAGTCTTTAACTCGTGGGTAGTTCAAGTCTGTGTACCGCCGTACACTCTACAAACAAGAACTTTGCTATTTAAATGAGCTGTAAGGCATTATTTCTGTTCGTCCTTACAACTATTCCACTCTGACACATAAATCGTTCCTGTCGTCATATTTGCGTCATCGTAGCTAATGATTTTAACATCATTATCCTCTCCGTACTCTATGAGGTCACATTTTCCTTTGCATTCGATGCGAACTTCACTCTTTCCGCACACGTAAATGCGAGTAACCATATTCTCTGGAACTTCAATCTCCAAATCCTTGCAGTACGCGACAAGAATAATCGTAGAGCGCACCTTGACAACTCCATGAGCACCTATATACATTTCGCTAGTATATCCGTGCTCGTTACATTGATAGAATCCATTGGCAAACTCACCAAACTCTTTCAAAAGGTACTCTTTTGACAATCCCCATCCGAAAGCTATAGAATCAGCCATAAACTCAATTCCGTTTGAATCAAGAGCCATATTTACCAATTCTCGCTTACTCGCGGCAGAATCCCATTTCCCTTTATATTCTCCGCACAATCCCAATCTTAGGGCATTGCGCTTCAACGTCAATAATTCATTGCTATTCCCCATACCATTCTCTCAATCTATCGTTAATTAAAGTGTTCACATACGCATAGGTTTTATCGTACCCGACAAGCTCGTGGCACTTGCGGACACAGCGCATAGCAGATTTCTCGTTGATGTCCGCGCGCTGTGCGATAACGGCATAGGAAAAACCATAGCGATTGTGCAGAACGTCAAGAACAAAGTTCCTTGCTACCGCTCTCGCAAAAGGAATGTTAGTATTGCCAACATATAAATCGTCTGCATTCACTCCTTCCTTTTCCTCAATACGCATAGCCGTGTTCACTTGTTCGCAAACCATCCGCTCTACCTTATTCATCGTATCATTACCTAAATATATCATAGCCGTTATATCTTATTTTTATCTTTATAAACGTAACCTACCGTATCACAAGGATATTTATCGTCTGGTGATAAAACACCGGCATCTTCCATCTTCTGTCTGAAATCCATAGAAACCATAGGAACTAACTTGTGTAATCTAGAACCATCGGCGGCAGCCCAAATCGGCTTTAGAAACTGAATTGGGTACTTAACCTTTACGCCATCCCATTTGATTCCGTTCTGAATGAATGGTATAAAGATACCGTCTCGCTTCACTCCGTTAGCATCACACATCCTTACAATCCTGTAATCTCGGAATAGTCCGTATTTCAGTTCTATATACCATTCATTATACATAAGCTATTCCTTTCCTTGATTAAGAGCCTCGGCTGCTTGCTCTGCCAATATCGCCTGCTGACCGTGCTCAAAGTTCTTCTTCAAGTCTTCCTCTGTCTCTTCGGAAACTGGAGTATTCATTACAGTTTCCAACTCTTTTTGCATACGACCGATGTAATCAAGTTTTTCTTTTGCAAATTTTGCTGCATCATCTGCATCTGTGAACGCTGTAATCGGATGAGTAATGTTGGCTTCTGTGATGATAACCATGCTATCAAGCATATCTTGATAAGTAACATCAGTCTCAGGGAAAATATCATTCTCTTTCCCCTTTACCTCGTTCTTCATCGCGACAAGATTTTCAAGCCACGCGAATGTTGTAGTGGTAAGCGCGTGCCCTTCCATATCAACACCGCCCCAACGCTTAAAACGTGCTTCAAATCCAATGTGTGTGTGAAAAATAGCACTATCCTTCAAAATTACGATGAAGAAATGACCGAAGTCGGTAACACTTTCAACATCTTTTCTGTTGATTCCGACAACAACTTTAAGCAAACCTGCATTGTTGTCAACAGTCTTCTTTTTTGCAATTCTAGCCATAACTATATATTTATTTTTGTTCTACAATCGTTTTGTACTCGAAATTTCTACATGAAGGATTTTCTTTCGATGTGTATCTCTTCTCCGTGGTATTATGGCAAACCCCATCCTTGAAGAAGAAACAATCCTTGCAAGTATATACTAGCGGAATAATGTCTCCGCAAGCATCATCGTCAGGATTTGCGTATGTATATAAGTCTTTGCCCATGCAATATGGGAACTCAGAATCTTCATCATTCAACAATACGCAATCCTTACAAGTGTATTTAGTCTGTGCCATGCTCCAATAATTTTATTTCGTCTTGGATATAAAACACCGCCTTACGCAAGTCCTCAATGCGCTTCTCGGTCTTTGTTTTGTTGCCATCCACCTTATCCTTGCGCAAGAGATACTTGATAGCGTTCCCTGTATTGAAGTCAAGATGTCTGCAAATATCCAAAGGCTCAACACCGCACAAATCCTTCAACCAAGCGTAATGGGATGGGTGAGATACTTGCTCCGTCTTTTTGTTTGCGGCTTCTCTTTCACCTTTCGTTACTATATCGAACTTTGTACCAAACATCATAATATCCTCCTCGCGAAAACGAGCGACATATTTGTAATCTGTGCTAACAGATGTACATATATAAACATCAGCATCCTTTCTCTCGACATTGAACAGAATAGGGGTTCTGCCCCTCTGAATACCTATCGGGTCAAAATTGCATTTTAAGCAATCATTTTTTGTGATATAAAATCGCAACCCAACCTTAATATCTTCTTTCTTAATCATAATCTTTATTTTTAATTATGTCTATAATATCACGCTCTTTGAGACAGAGAAACTGATAGGAACTGAACCTCTTTCCACCTTTAACGACACAAAACCTGCACCAATTAGCTTTAAAGTCTATTGCTAGAGTTATTCCCGAATCGGCGTAGTTGTTGTCTGGAACTTTGAACGTTACCCAAACATAACCGCGTTTAGAATCTATCTTATCGACAATTCCGCAAACCAGATTGTCATATTGAAAGACTCTGTTTTTGAAAACTTCCTTTTCTTGTTCTTGGAGTTCTTCGATAAGATATGACGCAGGTGCAAGAAACACAGTTCCTATGTAAGTATCATCATAATTCATAAGCTATTCCTTCTATATTAAGCCCCAAAATAAAACCAAAGCACACCAACAAGTTTCATCTCTTCTTTAGAAAGCAATTCAATACAATCAAAGTTATAGTCCTTGCTGACACCAACCCTAATAGGAAGTGCAAAGTGTTTTTGTTTTATAGCGATTGTATATTCTGATTCATGGGGAAAAACAGAATCTATATTCTCAACAACCGCGCACATAACCCTGCCATCTTTTCTAACTTCCGCATAACTCTCTATTTTCTGTTTTACATTTCCGACGGAATTATTTAGGAAAAACTCTTTTGGCGCGAGAAAGATGTCCCCAAGTTTCAATTTCTCATTTTTATCCATAATCTATTTCTCCTTATCTTTAATTTCAACGAAATTTCCAATGCCCAAACGAGCCTTGTTGATGCAAGACGCAATCCAACCCATCAAGTAGGCAGAAGGCTCGCCGCCGTGTTCCAAGTCAGTATATTCCTCTATGGCATGGCAGCAATAGTTCATCGACATAACCTGGCACGGAAACGATACAAGAACGCCGCGCCTTCTGTCGCTCTTTCTGACAGCATCGGAATACGTAACGCCGCCGTAATACGTAACGCCGCCGTAATCAATATCGGGAGCCTTGCATTTGTCAAAACAGGAATCTATCAGCTATTTCAAGTCTTTTCCGATGTGTACCCAAAGTTTCAAATGGTGAATTCCGTTTTCGTATTCGTAATATCCTTTCTTCTTCATAATTCACGAATCAGTTTAGTTATACGTTTGTATTCCTTAAGAATTGGAGCATCGAACCATTTTGTTTCAACAATATATGTTCTATTCTGTTTTATAACTCCAACAAGTTGAGGATTACCCCATATTCCGTACAAATCTATACGATACGCTCCCTTGTCTGTAGCAACAAGATAATAAGTCTCTGTACTGATTCTGTCTTTACTCCCAGACGTTTCTACGATTTTGTCAACAGAGTACACCGTAATAGTGTCATACAACTCACGATTGTCTTCTTGAAATCTCAGATTTCTGCTACATGATGCCAATAGAGACACCACTGCAATTAATGCAACTAATAAAAACTTTTTCATATTCTCAACTATTTATGTTTTAAAATAACGCGGACTGCGCTTGTTATGTGTAGAGCTTGTGTTATTTGTAATGAGAGTACATCCCTAGAAGAATTTTGCTGGCTGGCATTCATCGATTAACTTGCGTGTTTCTTTGGCACACTCAGCCACGCATCTCTCGACTGCCTCGGTGATGTCTTGAATTTGATCCTCACGCATATTGCCGTATTTATCGCAAGTGTCGTTTATTATTTTGTAGAGAACCTGATTTTGTAAAGCCTCCATATAATCTACGTACTCCTTGCAAGTACTGCGCCGAGGTGCTTGCACCCATTTTAGAAAGTCCTGTTTCCAGTCTTTCCATGTTTTGATTTTTATTACTATCATTGCTATTTATATTTTTTATTTGTTGTTCTTGTGCCCTATATGATATTTGTTGCATATCCTACACCGATACACCGCCATACCTTGTGCCCGTAACTTCGGATTCTGATTCAGAAACTCCCAAGCATCATCCCCAGTCTCGTATGCGACCTTCGCCTTCCATGAATGAACCTTCTTAGTCCAATGTTCTGGGTCTGGTTTGAACGGCGGCACTTTATTAGGATTGTGATGGTTATTCCTCATAGCTCAATAATATTAATGCAACTATCATCAATCGCGATATAGCAACCAAGTGTCTCACGTCTGTAGCCACCGAAATCAATAAGAATTTCAGAATCATCACTTGCGCAAATGAACTCTTTGTTGGCAAGCAAATCATCCTTTGTGATGGCTTTCTTGACCTCACTAAAATAAATTCTGCCAACCATAGGTGCATTGATAATGCCACCGATTTTTACAACATCATCATCTGATGTTATATATATGATAGGTAAATCACCTTTTGCATTCTCAAAGAACACGTTATTCAAAAGCTCTGATTTAGTCATAATCTGTTACTTTTTAGTTGATGATGGTTTGCGACCGCGTTTCTTTGTCGTGTCGCGCTTGCTAGCAGTGTAATCCAATGACGATTTCTTTGGTCTGCCTGGTTTTCGCTTTACAGGAACGGCTTCTTTATTCGGTAACTGCAACGTCTCACATTCCTCATCTTCGCCAAATTCGTTCTCGAACTCTCTTCCGTCACGCTTCTCTGAATCGGCATCATAGGCGCGCTTCCACTTGCGCTTGGCAACTTTTAACTGTTCTTTCTTGAACGCCTCTGATTCCTCATGAAGCTTATCATAGTCTATCTCAGGTGCATCAAACTCACCTTCAATACTGCATTCGGGAATTTTCTCAACGTCCTTTGATTCCATTTCCTTATGGATGCGGTCTTCCTCTGAAATGTATGGCTCATCGTCAACTTTCTGCTTATGACTGGCATTATATTCATCAATGAACTCTTTTATTTCTTTCTTTGAACATCCATCTTTTCTCATTTCAGCCAACTCAAACTCGAACTTCTGACGTTCAATGTCCTCAAATCTCGTTCCGTCCAAATCGCTTCCCTCATTGAGTACGTTGATTTTCTTGTTTTCCTCATCAGCTTTCATCTGTTTGTCAATGGCAATCTCCAATAATGCGTGATTAACGTCCGATTCCGTCATTTCATCGACCTCATAAGCCATAGGGTCTTCGCCAAGCTCGTTTTTCAGAAAGTTCTTCTTTGCTTCGATGCATCCGCTCGGCAAAAACTGAGCCTCATCAAGATACATATAAGGATGAATGCTCTTGATAGACATGATAGGACTCGGTGTGCCGAAGTCTTGCAAAAGCTTCATGTATTTGTCCGCATTCTGCTGATAAATACAGTAGCATTCCTCCAAATTGCGCTTCTGAACAAGCACAACTGCCATTATCCAGAATGGGTCTTTACCATCCGTGTAGCGTTTCGGCAATCCCTTCGTCTGCAACGATGCCGCTTCCAACGCCCTATCAAGTGATTCTTCCTTTATTCGCATATATTCTCAACTTTTAAATGATTACAACTTCTCGGAAGAACCATCGCTAATGGTATCGTCTTTCCTCAACTCCCATTCATCGGCAGTCATAATCTCCCAATGACCGCAAACGTCTTGCGCCAATACAGAACCGCGCTTCACCTGCTTGTGAGCACCTGCCATATTGACGGCAGTAACGCTATAAAGCATATCGGTAACGTCCAAACCATCATCGACCGCATCGGTTGCTTTCTTGATGTCTGTAACGATAGGGCAGTCGAACAATGCCTTGATGTTTTCGCCCTTGACCTCAATTGATGTCTTGTATTTGTTCATAATTCGCATATATTTTAAAGCATCCACCGACCGTAGAAGGAACTTGAACCTTCTGTTTGCCTAGACTTGTATCTAAGAGATACGTCCTACCGCCTTGCGGATGCTAATTTCTTTTCTAAAACAATAAAGTTTCATCTTCACGCATTGCATCGCTTACCCGAGCACACGCTTTTTCGAAGTATTCTTTGTTTAATTCAAACCCTACGAACTTTCTTTTCGATTCCATACAAGCAATAGCAGTAGTGCCACTGCCCATGCAGCAATCCATTATAACATCCCCCTCATTAGAATGCTTATCAATGATACTTCTGAATAAGCATATCGGTTTTTGGGTTGGATGAAACCTACCTTTATCACGGCATATAGGAAAGCTGTATATTCCGTTATCGTATTCGCTGTGAAATACGGGATTTTTCCCTTAACTGCACATACGGCAATCTCCCTTGCGTTCGTGAGGTAATTTATCTTGCTGTTGATAGGAACAGGATTTGTTTTTATCCATTCGATGAACCTAATCTGTTTAAAGCCAGCGTTTATCATCGCATCCTTTACTATCCCAATCTTCCATAAATCATAGAAACAGACGATATAGCCTCCATCTTTCAGACACCTATACGACTCCTTAATCATAGATTGTATATCAAAGGAGTCCGTCTTATCCCATTCTCCAAAGTCGATTGAAATTCGAAACCTATCTGTATCTCGACCTGTTGGTGCTGATTTCGCATAATTGGAATCTCTTGATATCGAATACGGAGGGTCTGTTATAATAAGCGAAACGGCATTTTTATCAATCTGTCTCATTCCGCTTATACAATCCATATTGTAAATCCGATTCAGTTCTAGCATACTACTTGCTTTTTCCAATAATTAGAATAACACTCGTCCTTGTCGATATCAGACGGCTCTAGGCAGGTGCATTCAGCACCGCAGTTCTTGCGCCGATATACACTTTCGGTTCTTCAGTCAGGAATCTCATTGTCTCCCTGCCAAACAAGATAAGCACCGCATATCAAACACTTTTTACCGTTCATACTATCCACCTCCATTTCCACCATTCTTCAACCAATCTTCAATCACGGTACTGTCACCATCAAACGACTGACCGAAAACGTTTACCAACTTGACCGAACAAAGCAGATACGGAATGTTCTTGATGTTATCCGTTGATGGCTCTGTAGCATCCTGTACCAAAAACAACGCCTTCTTCTGTCTGTAATCGTCATACCACAGGATAAGCGAACCCTCCAAGTAAGCATAAAGACTATCCCATGCTTTCTCGGCAGCTTTTATCTGCTCAGTAACTGAAAGCTCGGTTGTTCCGTCAACATCATACCCGAACACGCAGACTGACAACGTAGCGTTGGTGCTCTCATGTCTAGCATTTGGGTCAACGAACACTCTTAACGCATCACTCTCAGAATAGCTCTCGGTATATACACCCTTCTGCTTACCCTTGGAGTTCAATCCGTCCAATGACTTGTAGCGGACAGAACCGCCGCCGAAATCATCTTCCAGACTCTTGCGCACTCCGTCTGCCTTCCAAGCTCCCTGCTCGGACTTCAAGTAACGCTGTATGTAGAATTTCTTTTCTGCCATATTCCAAAGTCGGTAATTTGTAAATCAAACATTTATGCTGCAAATATACGCCAAAAAATCAAGCCAAAAATGAACTTTACATAGTTTAACAAATTGCAAATTTGTACCAAAATCCCCATATCCCCAATTAAATATAGGTTATCCTCATAAATCCGATTTTCCATATTGAAAATTTAACATTTGAAGCAATTCCCATATAATAATAACACGTAAATAAACCATTGTACCCTCGCGCGCAGCCGTAGTAGGGGATGTCAACCCCTGTATATAGTAAACTATATACTCATCCCCTAAGAAGAAAGGCTTCGCAAACAACCCCTGCAATAGACTACCAAAATGTAATCCATATATAGCAAAAACAAACCTTAAAATAGAATGTAGTCTTACTTTTCCGCAAAAACAAAAATGGCTCGAAATTTGCGTTCTAAGGCATTTAAAATAATCTGGTGATAAACTATACCACGAAGCTGCATAAAACGCTACCTGACGCACAGAAATAAGCAAAAGTAGATGCTATGAAACTTTATGCAAAAAGAAAAGTAGATATGATGTTCTCAAAAATGCTCAAAATTCGGTAGAAAAGCTGAATTGGAAAAATCGAAGTATTTTACAAAAAAATAAAAAAAATAAAAAAATAAAAAATTTCGGACGAGAGCTGACCCACCCTGCGAGTGCCAAAAACGGGGGGTGGGGTGTAAATTACCCTATATAGGTATAAACTACTGAAAATCAGCGTTTTATTTGCGACAAAAACGGACGTTTTCGGGCAAAAATGGCAAAAATACGGCTTTTTCGTTTCTGTTTTCGTTTTCTTCTGAATAATCAAAACGAAAGAAAAAGCGAGAAACCGAAAAGTAAAAAGATAGTACGTTTGTTGCAAAGGCGCTGAAAAACACGAAATTCCCAAAAAAGTTTTCAGTTTAGAATTAATCCAAATAAGAAAACACCACATAAAGGGGCTGAAAACGTCAAAATCCAAACACAAAACCTTATTTAGAATTAATCTAGATAAAAGAAACGTATCAAATAATCGGCTGCAAAGATACTCAAACGGCAAAACAGATACTTTCTATCTACCAAACAGGAAAACGGCTGCAAACGGCAAATAATACGCTTTTAGGCGTTTTCCCTATATATAAGGTACACGCACACAATACATATATAAAAACGGCTGCAAAGATGATTTTTTCGGGCTGCAAAGGTGCAAAGGTGTGGGAAACAGATAAAAGCATACAATAACCCCGATTTAACCTATCATTTTGCAAAGTGGAGATTACATTTTATGTAATGATTTAAGAAAATACAGTTATTTCCAAGAAAAAAGCGAGAAAAAACGTAATTTTTTTGCCTAAAAGTTTTGCAGATACAGAAAAAAGCCGTACCTTTGCATCGCAATCAAGAAACAAAGGGTTACATAAGCAAGACAATCCAAAGTTATATTATTGCATTTCGTTCTTTGATTTACTTACATGTTAGTGTAATAGGGAAATGAAAACTATCTTTTGCCGTGACTATAGCAATATATAGCATTAGACGTTTTATAGGCTCTATTATAAATCACTATCAGAAATCTAACAGATGTTAGTGTAATGATACAATATAGTAGTATTAAGCGGTTTACTAGTTTGCCATCAATAAAGAAACTAGTAGCAACAATTATAAATGAAAGAAGGAAAACGGATAGGCTATTATAAGGAATGTAGCTACATTATTACTTATTATTCCAAGCGTTGAAACATTCTAAGGTGAGTAGTGAAAAGCTAGAGTAACGAAATGAACTGAATGATAAATGAAAACCAAATACAATAATAAGTAACTGTTATATGTAGGTGAAAACATCAGCCTTTGGCAATTAGGCGGTTTAATTGATAGCCACAAATTAGTAACTTAAAAAAATAAAGCAATATGAAAAAGTTATCCAAAAAGCAAACATTATCTTATTTAGCACTGCAAAAGGTAGCTAGATTGCAAGAGTTATTGAAACTAACTCAAAATGCGGAGGTTGTAACATCATGCGGCAATTACACCCCTGAGGCTTACAAACAAAATAGTAAGTTTATAGACGATGCCCAAAAAGAAATTTATTCTTTACTTGAGGGTATCAAAAGAGATGTAGAGTGCATTTAAACAAAAAAACCCACTACCTTAAAAAGTAGTGGGCGAATCAAGTTAAAAGAAGAACTAATAACTCGGTTACATAAGCGGTTGCAAAGTTATTAGTTTTTTCCGATATAAGCAAATTAATTAGTAACTTTTAATAAATTAGAGTATGGAAAAGTATGATTATTTATCAGCGGTAGAGAGTGATGTTTGTGAGTATATTGAGAATAATGTGAATTTTCACGATTATTCGGACTTAGACGAAATGAAAGAAGACTTAAACGAAAAGTTATTCGTTGAGGATTCTGTAACAGGTAATGCTAGCGGCTCATACACCTTTAACACTTGGAAGGCTGAGGAATATCTTTGCCACAATTTAGATTTGTTGGCTGAGGCTAACGAAGAGTTTGGCGGTAGTTCGGACATTCTTTCTGACGGTGCGGAAATGTGCGACGTTACTATTAGATGCTACCTTTTGGGGCAGGCTATCGAAAATGTTGCACCCGATATGTGGCAGGATTGGGAAGACTCGCAAGAAGAGAGCGAAGAAGAAGAGAATGAAGACTAAGTAATAACAATAACCTTTGTACTCGCTTATGTGGGTGCAAAGGTACAAATAATATAAGATATGAAAAAGATAAGAATAAACATTTTGATAGACTTCTATACTAGCAAATTGAGTGATATTGCAAATCGTGTATCAGTTTTAGCAGCCACGGCACAACAAGAAGACGAAAAGCCAAATTTTCACAAAATAGCAAAGGAGGCTAAAGCCCTGTTTGCCGATTACATTGTATTTAAGGCAAAAGCACGTAAATTTATAGATTTACTTGGTATGCCTTACGGTCAAATGTGGGCAAATGAATATGAATTGCGTGCTGCAAAGTATTTCGATTTTCTTTTAAACTAATTGTTATGGATATAACAATACCTTTCGTTTTTAGCCTTATTAGTTACGTACTGGGGCTAATAATTGGCAAGAATTGGAATAAGTACGTAAAAGAGTAAATTAACCTATTAAAATGCAAATAAAATGAGAAAGATAGAGCAAAGAATGGTTAACGCTGTAAATAATAAAGTTAACTACAGAGAAAGTAATACTGAAGTAATTATTAAGGGTGCAAATGTATTTGTACGCTTGTATGATACATATATATATGCAAAAGTACGTGGCAAGGTGTATTTTTCCGATGGTGGTTTTAATACGGCTACAACTAGCAGCCGTTTACGTGCGCTTGGTGCAGACTACAGCACAAATAACAAATTGTGTGGCTGCAAACTTACTAGCCAAAAGGAAATGCTTAATTTGCGTTATTACGGCAAAAAGACAATATCATAAAACATATTGGATAGGTGCAAAGGTAGTCGGTATCTCTAGACTGTTCGATTCAGTTTGCACCACAAAATAAGTAACATTAAATAATTAGCAATATGAAAGAGTTAAAAAAGTTAGCATTAATACTTCGTGCTTTGGGTATTACTGCAAATGTAGTAAACGAAGAAATTACCTATAAAGGTGTACACGATTATGATAATATCTTTTGCGAGTGTAACAAAGGTTTAGTACATTTCGATGTTTGGCACGATGATGGAGTGTTCGAATTGCATTTTACCTACAATAATACATTTGTATATGATACCTTATATTTGGATAGTCTTATTCAGGTAGTTAGCGAGATAACTAGTACTATCGCTAAATTTGAGGGTTAAATAATAGTGTGTGTACCCTTATCTTTTCCCTTTGGTACACTTTATCAATTGGCAAAAGATAAGGGCATACAAAGTAAACAAACGGCTAAATTTAGAAAGATATGAATAAATATAATAACTATACAAATGAACTGAAACGTATTGGAGTGCCTAATTATGATGGTAAACAGTACGAAGAATATTTTAAAGAGATTGCAACCTCTTATGTACTTTGCAACCTTACAGGAAGACAAATGGCTTATGTGGCTGTAAAGATGGCTGCACAAAAAGAATTTGGCTTTAATGAATGTATGAAAGAGTTTGATATTGCTTAAAAGTTACTATAGCCGTGAGTAGTTAGAGGCTACCTCCAAAAGCGAGATTTGGCACGGCACAAATTTAAAAAGACAACTTGGATATGGGAACAAAGGAAAAAATAAAGAGTTGGCTGGAGGCTGAATATAATAGCCTTCACTTGGAACATATAAGCGAGCAAAAAGAAAGCGAGTTAAAAGATAGATTTATTCGCTTTTATTGCAAGTTTGATAAACGTCTGATACGTATCAAGCGTGAAAAGATAAGCGTATCACCGATTAAAAATGGCGGTGTGCGATTGTCTTTGGTAGCTTGGGGGAAATGCTATGGGCAATTTTACGAAGTGTAACTTTTAAACAATTGGATATATGAGTGACAAAGAAATGAATTTGGCTATCTTAAACAAGTTGTATGAGATAGCCGATAAGGTTTTTAATGAGGGTGTAAACGTGAAAGAAGGCAATTACACCGCCTCAGATTTGGCAAAGATGAAGGATAGCGCATTTAAAGATGGCTATTTGAAGACTGAAAAGAAATCATATAAGAATGAGTGTAATAAGCAAGTAGAAAAAGATTGCTTTATTGCACCGATGGCGAGTGTAAATGTGCTATCTTTCGTTTGCTCATTCTGTGTAGTTCAAATCTTTGCATTGGTAGCTAAGTTTGAAAAGTTGGCTAGTATTGGTAGCAAGAAAAGAATGTTTATCAAGCAGAAAGATAATAATGAGGTACTTTGCACTGTTAAGGTACTCATTAATAAATACTACTCTAAGTTATCTTTGCATTGTGCGAATGATGATTTGCGCCCTGCTATGAAAAATGTATGCTTGGATATTAGAAACGGCAGGGCAGCCGCTAGCGATGGGCACACGATGATGATTAAGGGCTTGGATGTGGTAAGCACGGAACATTTTACATACGATTACAATTTGCCTTTGGTAAACGGAAAAGGCTTCAAAAAGATATGCTCATTGGCTAAGTCTGGTAGTACTCTTACTTGTAAGTTGGTACGTGAACCAAACGGCAATACATATTGGGTATCTGAATGTTGTGGATATTACTCTAAGACTGAGGCAAACAGATACGTAAATTACTCTTCAGTATTACCTAAGATTAGCCCTGATAATCTTTGCACCATCAACGAAAAGACCTGGAAGGGCATTTCTAAATGGTTGAAGAAAAACAAAGGTTTTAATTCTATAGGTTTAGTGATAATCAAGCATAAAGAAAATGATAATCGTATTACATTCACAATTAACGGAATGTATGATAATCATGATGGTATTGAGATTTCTTGCGAGTGTGAAAACGTACCAAACAAGAATTTTGCGATTGGATTAAAGATTGATAGTCTGCTGAGATTTGAAAACTTCAATTTTGCACTTGGAAGATATGCTAATGAAGCTTTGGTATATGTAGGTAGTTTGGAAGTTGGTATGATGATGCCGATGTTTATTGATGATGAGTATAACGGTTTCAAACTATCTGATGGCAGCATTGGCGCATACGATTATTGTGGATTTGCTGAGTCCTTTGATATGCCTACAAACGAGCCTTCAGAAGACGTTATTCCTGCAAAGGTGGATAATGTTACAACTGAGGAAAAAGAATGCGCTACAGAGGATAAAACAGAGCAAACAGATTTCAAGCGAGATATAACATCAAAGATTATCATTTGTGGCATTCCATCTTATAAGGATAGCGCACCTGCAAAGGATGTTGCAGATACAAAGGTTGATGCACCCGATGCACCTAATGCACCTGCAAAGGTAGTATCATTGGATAAGTCTAGCAATAAGTTTAGCTTTGATGCTATCGGTGTAAATGTAGGCGATGCACTTACCTTCATTGATGGAACAAAGGTTATTGCAGCAGAAAACAATAAGATTATATTCTGTGGAGAACTGTTTACATTGTCTGGATTCTGCAAAGAGTTTATGCCTGATGAAAAGCGAACAAAGAGTAATACCTATCGTGGGTGTGCCTTCTTCTTTAAGGATGGTGTAAAATTGGAAAAGCTATTCAAGGAGCAGCAAAAGAAATCATTGGTAAGCAAAGAAGAAATTGCAGCCGTACCTGATGATACATTGGATAGCGTGCCAAATGAGCATCAAGAGAACGAGAAATGCACCGAGCGCACAATTACACCACCTGCAAATGGAAACGTCTCAGAGCGCAAAGAAACGGCATCAACCGCAAAGGTTGTGGCTATCTCTATCGGTGTTCCTGTATGCTTGGATATTCCACCGAACAATATGTGGTTGGATATTGCAGCAGATAAGCCGTTTCCTACAGCTGTAGGCGATTGTTTATGTGGTGTTGGCAAAGTAGTACACACACTACCTTTGCCACCTCCACGGAGCAAAGAAATTAGCGAATTAATAACATATACAAACTTTTATAATACATCATAAAATGAACGTAAATCAATTAAGAAAGGCTATCAAAGTAGCCAAAGCAGAAAGTAAGGTAATTTACATTGCTATCCATAATATTCGTTTTCATATTGACTTCAATAATTGCAAGTATAGAATAGACGGAACGAATGAGCTACTTATAATAAACGACTCATTTCTTGCAGATACTATCATCTTGGATATTCATCAAATAATGTTTATCGAAACAAGTTTTAAACATTAATCAATATGAAACAGACTTCATTACCAGAGGTTATTTACTTAGATGTTGATAACCTTACTACAGAGAATAATAATGCTGCATTGGTAGCGAGTATTGAAGAACCGATTAATATTATCGGTGTAATTTAATAACAGAAAGGGTAAAGATATGAACGAATTGGAAAAGTTAATGATAGCAGAATCAAAGAAGAATGCTATTGATGATGAGTTGATTAAAGATGAGCAGCAATGCGAAAATGATAAAGCCGACAATTGGCAAATGGAAACGATGGATAAATTACGTTTCTTGGAAAACTATAAATGCCGACTTGAAGAAAAACGTTCACGTGGCGCATTTTTCATTTATACAAATGGTCACGGAACAATTGAGGTTGCATTGGCTTTTGAGTATGATAGAAGTATCAATAAGCGCAAAAGCATCACTAGATACCATACAGATATGCCGCTCAAAATCAATTGGAATTACTCTATGTGTGGTGGCGATAAGTCTGAGTTAAGTCTAGAAGACTTTGTAAAAGCATTGGTAAGACGTGAAATTATCAAAGTGGAGGGTTAAGTTATGAAAGTATATGTAGTTATCAATTCACACCAGCATGGACTGGGTGAGGCAGTTGAGGTTGATGCAGAAGTCTTCGATACTAGAGATAAGGCTAGAAAAGCGATGGAAGACAATGGTCTGAACACATTGGAAAGCTATAAGCATTCATTGGATTGTGACGATTTCCAAATCAGCGTATCAGGCTCATTCTATCATATCTCAGACAACGAAGGTGAGACGTGGGATAATTTCGATATTGTAGAACAAGAATTAAAGTAATAAGACTATGGAGATTAAGAATGCAGCTTATTGCCCTATCAACGAGAAAGACCTTTGCCTTGATGAGTTGGTAAGAGATTTGTTCAATGATGGACAATATTCTTGGAATCAATACAATACAGAAATGGTTGGATTTGTAGGAAACGAGCCAGTATTGGTACGTCTGGAAGCAGACAACAAATTGTTGGTTAGATTCCTTGGCGGTGTTTGGTGTCCTGATGTTGTGGAGAAATGGGTGAATAGAATTGAACATAATAAGAATGATGATGCAAATTACGTAATTGATTCTCCTATGTTTGGAGTGATTGAGAATGAGCGAGAGCGTAGAAGTAGCGATTTTTATGTTTCATTCTATTATCGTGGATAATAAATAGCAGAAAGTAACGTTTTAAGTAATAAGAGATAGGATAGGAGATAGGAGAAATGAAGACAACAGAAATCATGAATGCAGGTGGCGCATCTGTAAAATACGACATCGTGAACATCGGCTGTAAGGATTGCCCTTACTGCATGATGGCAGAAGGTCACTACCTTTGCCGTTCGGACAAAAGCTGCAACGCAAAGGCAAACATGACCGATGATGATGAGCCAAAGCAGAAAGTAATAATATACAGTCGTGTCTCTACTGAAAAGCAGACATTGGAGCAGCAAGAAAGAACAATCAACGAATGGTTGAATTGTCACAATCTGAAAGCTACTCACGAAGTGAAGGAGGAAGGTGTATCGGGTAAGGTATCTTATAAGGATAGAAACCTTGGTAAGGTAGTGTTGCCGATGCTTGATAAGGGTGATATACTTATTGTGTCAGAGGTCAGCCGTATCGGTCGTTCCATGAGCGACATCAACAAGTTTGTAAATGACGAGCTGAAACCACGTGGCGTGCGCTTGGTTATCGTTCAGATGGGTATTGACCTTGATTGCAGCCATCTGAAAGCGATTGACGAAATGTTGTTGTTCGCTTTTTCGTTCTCGGCACAGATGGAGCGTGAACTCATACAGGAACGAACACAGAGCGCATTGGAAGTACGCAAGCAGAAGTTGGCACAAGACGGAGAATTTATCTCAAAGTCAGGTAAGGTTGTAAAGAAGTTGGGCAGACCTAGAAAATGTGACTTATCAAATGCACAGAAGGCGGCATCGGAAAAGCGCAAGAAAGAGGCTGCTGAGAAACCTTGCAATAAAGCTATATGGAATGTGGTTAAGAAGTGTACCAATGACTTCACAGAATTGACAACACCTAACTTTGCGGATGCAGCTATGATGTTGCAGCAGATGGGTGTTTATTCGTCCACTGGCAAGGTGTTAACCAAAGAACTAGTAAGAAGTGCGTATTACAATCTACGCTCAGTCTATGGCAGTCAGGTTTATTTCAGACGTGGTTCTGCCAACTATCGTGTAATGCGAGAAAAGGGTATGACTGATGAGGAGATTCAGCAGTATTACAAGGAACTGAATAACAACAACAATAATACAGAGGAGGTTTAAGTTATGGCATTCTTAATAGCAATTTGGCTAATCGGCACATTGTTCGATTGCGCCATGGGCAGAAATAAAGGTTAAAATTTCTGCCCTACACACAATATAATGACGCATATTGCGTTATCTTTTGAAAATAATATAAATATTCAGCCCTCGCCAACACGGATAAGGCATTATATATGAAATTACAAGACTCTACAGGAAAAATAGTAGATAGAAGAAAGGTGTATTACGTAACTATCTATAATAGCAGACACATGATTGTTGCATTCTTAGGTAGTGGTTTGCATTATGTTTCGGAAAGAACTGATGCTGCTTTGTTTGATACAAAAGAGGATGCAGAGGAATTGATGAAAAAAGCGGAATTAAACGGAATTTGTAATACAATACCTGATTTCGCAAAAATGACGGTTTCATCTGATACGCAAGTCTTACTCCAACATTGGCATTTCTAGCCATACAATACCCATAACAAAAATTAAGCCCTCGACATCACGGTTAAGTCATAAATTATGAAGAAATATCAGATATATTACAATAATACGGTTGAGATAAACAATGTTGCAGAGTTTGATACTCTTGAAGAGGCTAAGAACTATTGTTCTGAAAACACCAAAGGGTATGATAAGGTATGCGACAATGATAACTGCTGGGAAGGTCGCAGCAATAATTTTCATTATGAAGTCTATGATGGAGTTAAGGAAATCCTAGATGAGGATGGTGATGTTGTTGATTTCAAAGACCCAGTTTACGAAACAGAGCAGTTTTATTGCGATTAATCAATGTAAAATCCAAAAATTAATTTTTCGTTTTCTGAAATAATTTTAATTATGAAAAAGATTTTAATATTTATGGCAATTATGATTGCCGTGGTGTTTGCTGCTAGTTGCAGCAGTAAGCCAAAAGAGAAACCAAAGCCAAAAGATATTCCTTTTGTTGCACAGACTAAAGAAAACCTTAAAAAATGGATAGACAATAATGCTATTAATCCAGAAGACTTCAAGGTAAGCAATTATCAAGTCGTTTGGAAAACGGACAGCCTTTGCGTCATTAATTTCCGTGCTATCGGAGAAAACGGATTTGGCGGTCATGTAAGAAACGAGTTTCAATACTTCAATATAAAGGTTGATGGCATCCTGTATGAATGGTGTGACAATGATAGATACCAAAATGGTGTACTAGATTGCGTTAAGGATGGATTTAAATTCGACTTTATGATTAGCCAAAAAGATAAAACTCTTCTGAGGCTCATTAAAGATAAGAGCAAAGCTGGTGTAATATTTGCAAATGCCTACGTGGATGCTTGTACCGATTATAGCTTTGGAACAGATGCTATTAAAACTGGCAACATATTGAATATGGGTAATATTCAAGTTGCTGATACTATAAGATAACAATTTCCCCACTTGCTTATTTGTAGGTGGGGATTTATTGTACATACAAGGCGTTTAAACTATCGAACCGATAAATCTTACCAACAGACTATTTTAGCCGCTTACAGAAGAAATTTTCACTATCTCTTTGAGTTCTCAGATATTTTGCCTATCTTTGCAAAGCAATTATTCTTTGGAATTCATATATCTATCTCAGCCCTGCCGTTGGTGCTCAATGGTGGGGCTTTACTTTCGCATTTCTTTTATACCTATCATATATCGCCCTGCATCATCATTTTTGGTGGTGTGGGGCATTTTTTGTGTTAATTAAACTTAGAAAGGTTAAAGTCAAAAATCCCCGTAAATCCTATTAAATGTAGATTATCCATATTTATCCACAATAAAGCGAGTTAATAAAAAACCAGCTAATTTGGTGATTCGCAAGGAATTGCGTACTTTTGCAGTGCTTGTTAGGAGTAACGCACTAAACAGCGGACATATTAAGTATAATTGAGTGATTGTTCACTTCCCTATACGAAACCCTATCTGGAGTTCGGAGCGTTACACGAACAAAGGATAGGGTTTTCATTTTCCCTATTCTTTTTCAAGAGTAAGCAAGTAGTCTTGGTGGCTTGTCGGCTAAATACACTCGGCTACACAGACTTAAAACCCACGTCACAAGAGGTGCATGGTGACACCGCAGGAACTGAAGGCAGAAGGCGGGCAGGGCGGGGCGTACCCCGAAAGCTGCTTAGGTTAAGTGCTGTACGATTTGGCAACTGACCCGACCGAAGGGGCTCATTATACTGGGTTCATGTAACTTCGAGTGGAATATTCCTTCCAAGCTCTCATCGTTTCAATGAATGATGGGGGTAAGGGGGAGAACCACTCTCTCAGAGGTCTATTGTCTGTTTCATATAACCTTTTTATAAGGAACAATATTAATTATAAATCAGTTAATATTATAAAAGTTAATTAATCATTTGTAAATAAAACAGAATAATATGTTTGGAGAAGAAATTATCACTCGTAAGTGTGTGATTACGCTTATGGGGGGGCACAAAGTAGTAGGCACGTTATCAATGCCGAAACCGAAAAAAGCTATGTTTCCTGAAGAAATGGAACGTAACTTTATCAAGAGTTTTAATGAGTCGCAGCCTAATGCAGTAAACAAGGCTGTTAGTGTTCACATTTTAAGAAATTGATATATGTTTGAATTAGTTGTTATTTTAGTTTTGATTGCCTTTGATTTAGGGTGTTCAATGATGGCGCACAGTCTTTATGTAAAGGTAAACTTCTGGTATCGTCTGATGTTTTGGGCGTGTTTTACTTTCTTGCTTTACAAGGCAGGTTTGTTTGACGTTTTAATGAAGTAAGCGTATGGCAGATTTAAATCTGAAACAATAAAAGAGTTAGTAATATGGCTAGAATCACAAGAAACAAAGCTGCCGAGATACTAGGGTTATCTAGACAGACAGTCAGTAACTACATCGAGCAAGGTCTCATTGGTAGTTGCGTTGGAGAACATGGTATCTTGTATGTAAATAGTGAGGACGTTGAAAAATACGCCGAGAAGTACAAGATGCTTGCTGCCAACGAAAAGATGATAGATGATAAGCTCAAAGAAGTTGAGGCGCACAAGCGTGCAATAAACGTTGAACTTACCGAGTTGAGAAACAGAGCGACCGCAAACGGCAAACTGGCTGCAAACGCTGTTGGTATGCTTTTTGGCGTAATAAACGCTATGTCGTATCTTGACATCACTCCAAAACTCAGCTATCGTGAATCTCAGATGTTGAAGGACATCATTAACGGAATGACCTACGATGAATTGTCTTTTAAATACGACCTGACACCTGCTAGAATCAGACAGATTGTAGACAAGACGTGCAATAAGCTGACGTACAACGAGGATGCTACCATTGCCGATATTGCTACAAATCAAGATTTGAGAATCGTGATTGAGAATCTCAAAAAGAAGTTAAAGGCG